TATATTGAAGAACCAATGCACCAGGATAAATTTTTTGAATTTCTGATGTTACATCCTTTCTATTTGGCATTCCAACTTGAGGGAAAAACATTCTAACAGAGTATGTTTTACCTCTCCACGAAAGAATAACTGCAAGAATGTTACCAGTATCTGCTTGCAAACGAGTTGCCTCCTTTATTTCAGATGGACACTCTTTTTTGCCGTGCATTGGACATACATCTCCTTCATGAGTATGATTACATGTATCTTTTTCTTCTACTTTTACACAATTAGGATATCTCTTTCCAAACATTGTTTTCATACCCTTCTTTTTATATCCAGCCCAGCACTTTTCATCAAGAACTTTATTCACTAAAGGTTCTGGTTTGATTAAATCTATAAACTCATATTCTGTTGCTTTAAATTCATCTCTCCAATTGGAAAGTTCATAACCTTCTGATTTGTTGCCCCAGTTTGCTGCACCAACCTTACGACACTTTACAAGTGCTCCAGAGGCATATGCAGAAGGCCAAACACTATAACGAGATTTGACCTTAGTGTAACAAGCATCCTTTGTTCCACTACCTTTAGTTTTTTTATCAGACTCTTCAGACATTTCATTACTATCCATATAGTCTGCTGCAGTATCAATGTAATCTGCTGCTTTAGTAATTTTAGATTGAACCCATGCAGGTAATTGTGCGTCACCTTTTTTAATATTTTTTCTTAATTTTTTAACAGCACTATTAATTGTATCCATCTCTGTGCTTGCCATGTATCCTTCTTCATCCTTTTCTTTTCCATCAGCAATTGCATTGTGATTTTCGTTCATTTTCTTTTTGGGGGAATCTGTGGATACATAAGTTGGCTTTGCAGCACCTGACTTTGATTGCTGTCCTGGATCTTGTTCTCTTTTCCTTCTTACTGCAGATGCTACTTCTCCTTTACTCATACTTGCCAATTTAGATCTAGAAAAACACTTTGGAGTTTTGGTTTCTCCTGGTTCATTAGCACAAGGAGATCCATCCGATTGTACCCAACCAGGTTTTCCACCATCTGATTTAGATTTACCAAACCAAGCACGAAGACCTTCCTCGTCTATAGTATGTCCATTTTCCTTTGCAAGCATTCCAGCAGGATCAATCATAAATCCAGGTGGAATTGGTTTACACTCTTTGTTAGTAAAGCAATAATAATATCCCGGTTTACACTTGCTCATTAGTTGTAAGTAAGAACTATATCCTTTTATATTTATTCTTCTTTTGTTTCTTGGGACTGTTGCTTTAAAAGTTTTGCTAGTTCTGCAGTTGATCCTACGAAAAGTGCATTATTAACTGTGGTTGGACCTTTTGGTTTGTCGTCGTCAATATCTTTTACTTTCTTTTGAAGATCTAATAGTTTATCTGTAATGTCACCTACACTCTTAATTAATTGTCCAGCAACTTCATATGCACGGGGCATCTCGGATTCTTGTGCTAACTCAAGAATTCCATTAATTGCTTCTTGACCTTTTTCTATTAAAGAATATAAATTTCCTCTAGTATAATCATAATCTTTTTTAATATCATCTACAACTAATGATATTTTTTCTACTTTTTCTATTACAGTTTCAGATTCTACTGGAATTATATCACCATCTACATTAAAAGTTTCATTAAGTTTATCAAATTTTTTTGTCATTTTCATACTCTTTAAACTGTAGACCCACTAAATCCAAAATCATCACCTTCTTCAATTAACAAACTATCTGCTGCAGCAATTGATTTAACTTCTGCTCCAGAAAGATGTGATGTAATTGGTGTTCCATCTTTACCTCTTTCGACAGTAAGAACGTTTCCAGTTATAAGTGTTACATATACTTCTTCCCCCTCAATTTCCAAATATGTGTTCTTAACAATAGATGCCGAACTATTAACTGTAATTAAAATATCTTCTGTGGTAATATCTTTTAACAAGGTGGTTACTACTGTACCAGTGTAATTTTTAATAGCTCTTGGTGTCGATGCGTAAACAACATCTCTCGTTGTGCTCTTACTATCTCCAGCAACAAATCCAACAGAAGTACGTTTGATAATATCTCTTGTTGCAGAAGAAACAGGACCAAAAAGATATGTTTTAGCAGTAAATCTTAATGTGTATATAAGAACTCTTCGTGTAGTAAAATTACCTTCATAATCATCCTGCATTGTAATATTTTCAAGAATCACAGGAATATCTCTTTTTTCATTAATAATATCCACTAATTCAAGTGTCATTGAATATGATGGTTGAAAATATGG